CTTTCACCTGCGATATCCGCTTGACTTGCGAATTGGTTAAGAACGAAAGTAATATCTTCCATTGTAGCAACAGAAGAGTTTTCAATTGTATTCAATTGATTGAGAGTATGTATAGAAGATTCTCTTACTACATTTGCTTGTTTTGCTGCATCAAGAGCATCGTATTGAGCCTTAGTCATTCCACCATATAGGAATTGTGTCTGCTGCGCCAATTGGATAAAACGATTCATTCCTTCTTCGGTTTCCATTTCACCAATCTGTGCCATTAACAGACCTGCTCTCGCTGCTTCGATAACTGCTTCCTGTTGTCCTAAGACACCCTTCAATTGAGCCGTTCTTGCTGACGCTGCAAGTGCTTCTGCACCTGTAAAGGCAAAGCCTTCACCCATTTTTACTGCGGCTTCTGCAAATCTATTTACTTCATCAACTGATTCGCTATTGTAAAATTTACGAACTCTAACAAACTGTTGCTCAAACTCAAAGAAAGCATCAGTCATTGATGCTACACCCATAAGGATTTGATTAGTGGTCTCCATAAAGGAGTCATTAATACCTCCTAATGTATCAATAAGAATAGCCTTTTGAATTGTTGCTGCCGTTTGAGTATCACCTAAGATTCTATCGGCTGAAAATCTACCGATTACATCGAAATATACTCTTGCTGCACCCGACTTAGCCATTCTTTAACCAACCATCTAACTTATTTGCTACTTCCGCTTGGTCTCTTATTGATGCACTTCTCTTTTGATTTCTTCGGGCAACTGCTTTCTTCGCTTGGCGACTTCCTGCTTGACCTTTTGCTTCATCATATTGCTCGCTTATTCTTTCAGCCATTTCCGATGCAATAATCATGTCAAATTCTAACTTCATCAATCCTCCTTTGCAGTTATATTTGTCAAATAAATCGCTTGGTAATACTCCCTTAAATGCTGAACATAAACTTGGTGCGACTTGGGAGATTAATCCAAAGGGCAAGCACCCTCTAAGTCGTCTCCTCTAACGAAATTCAATATTGTTCTTAGTTCCTCACTTGTTAAAACATTAATGTCAATTTCTTTATCAATGACACATTTTGGAATCCAATTGGAGATTTGGCTATCTATACCTGCGCCTTCTGCGTCAAGCATATCTGCAAACTCTTGTTGTTGTTCTTCCGACCAATCAGTAGGGTTTGTGCCAAAGTGTCTGCACTTTCGCAGAACTCCGGCTTGTATTTTTTCAATCGCAAGTTTATCCATTCCGGATGCTTGTCTAACCCAAATTTTCTTTCCGTTGTCTAATTCAATTTCCTTCTTCAATACAGGCATTCTTTTCACTTTCCTTTTCTATTACTATACGAGTCATTGACTCGTTCCAAAGAGATACTACACTACTGTTATATCTCATGGAATCTCATCTCATTGGTCTTCATAAGTAATAATTCCTATAAAACTATTACCTACGCTTTTTCTACTTATGCTAATATCAACAATCTTATCACCTGCTGCTAATGCTCTTAAAGCAGTTTGTAATTGTGTATGAATTGTATCTTGCGTTCCAAATACTACCGCAGTAGTTAGTTTCGCAGGGTTGGTGATAGTGTGGCTCATCTAAGAACCCCCATCAAAGTGCATCATAATCGTTTATGGTAGTATCGCTTGTTTTACATGCAATTTGAAGCATGTTATTTGCATCTGCTAAATCATAAAGAGCGTGGAAATTTACAGTCATAGTTTGTGAGTCTCTACCACTTACGCTTGTTTCCGGCATTTCATAAATTAGTTTAGGGAACTCAAATTGTATGTAGTTATCAGCATCAACACGGAATAATACTGAAAGTGCTGGTGCAGCAGAACCCGGATTTTTCAAAGCGTTAGAACCGGGCATTAAATCATTAATGTTAGGTTCATTCTTTGCTACATCACTTGCGGTTGCGCTATTTAGACTCTTATGGAAAGTTATGCTTCCTGTTATTTCTCTCATAGTCACAGGTGGCTTGCGAACGCAAGTATCACTACTTAGGGAATAGGTATTATCCATATCCCTGTTTGTTCTAATTTCAAAGTCAATACTTTGAACATGAGGAGAAAAGTTTGTTGAGTGGTCTGCTACTGCTTCAAAATTAACATAAGCCTTTGAAAAGTGCGCTGCATCTCCTGTATAAGCAGGAACGGCACTTGATAAAGCCCCATTATCGTCAGTTTGTTTTGCACCTGTAAAATTAACTGTCATCATAGCATATTCTCCAATGCTTGAAGATACGCTAATAGAATCAATTACTTGACCTGCAAATACATGCTCAAATTCATCTCTTCCACAATGAACAGTAAAAGAAGGAAGAGTATCATGTGCGCTTACAGGTATTTCACTAAATACTCTTGCATCAGTAGCATTAGTAGCACTATCAACACCCATTATACCATGAAGACACATTAAAGTAAAAGCATCGGGTTGTAGAGCCATTGTTACTGCGCCACTTGACATTAGTTTGCTTGTGACTGCTTTTGCACTACCATAGTAGTTCATGTCTGCTCTTTTAAGTATATCGTATGTCTGTTGCATTGTTTCGCTTTCAACTTCGCCTATTGCATCTGCTGATAATTCCGCAGAATTGTATGTTGCTTCTGTTGCTAATGAGACATATCTTGTAAAGTGTCCTGCTGCCATGTTCTAAGACATGAATATTATAACTAATAAAGGCTTCTCACACTTCTCTCAAGAACATGCGAATCTTTTTCATATAAGTTAGTGTTAGAGTATGAACACACACAACTTCATCATCATCAATCTTATGGTCTAATGTTGTAGTGTGGGCTATAAGAGAATCAACGCCATCTTCTAAACCTGTCTTAGTATATAGTTCATCAAAGATTTCGCCCATTATAGATAGACCTAAACGATAAGCGTTTTTGTAGTCAGTTCCCTTTGTAGTAACATATACTATTACATTATAGTCTTGGTCTGTCCTTGTTCCGCTTAAAGTCAAGAACTCCGGACTTTCTATCTTCTGTGTGATTACATGGATAGATGGTGGATGAATACGGTTAGTCATAGCATTAGAAGATAGGTCATAACCATATACTATCCCTCCTTCTCCTACATGAGTCTTGATAAAGAATCTTCTTGATTTCTTTAGTATATTTACAATGTTAATACCTGTTCTAATTAGGCTATTAGTAGTAAAGTCGGACATATCCATTTCATCGGGAGAGTATGCACCATGAGGAGTATAATAAACAGAAAACCAATTTATTTTTCCGCTTTGATTACCGAAGAAAGCCCCTTGAATTAATGAAGCAGGACAATTAACTTCTAAGTAATGTATGTTTGCATCATCATCTTCTACTATTTCTCTTACATATAATCTTGCTATCCCGCTACTATTAAGAGTAAGACGGAGAAGGCAAGGAACGGCATTAAATTCTTGCATTTTCAAATCTAAATCCCCTGTTGTTTTGCTACCACTTGGCGCAGTTCCAACAAGAGTTAGTGTATTAGTAGAAGGATTGACTCTAACATTTGCTACATGACTTCCATTATCTAATGTTAATATATCTTCCGAAGCATCGGGAGGGTTAGTAGCATCATAAGATATTCCTGCAATTATGGTTAAATCATTTTCATCATTTGCTACTGTCTGTTTCCATATTTGCCCTGCCGTTCCTTCACCATCAATCAACCAAGCATTACCCGAAACCGAACCGTTTGAAGAAGTACCGGAATGTAAAGTCCATGCGGTATTATTATTTCCTACCGGAGATGCGGGGTCATTACCACCAAGTCTTGCAGTCCAAAAGTGACTATTCTTTGCTATTGCCATATCTATACCCTACCATATCCTAATCCTGCGAATCTTGCTAAATTTCTATTTATTAATTCTTTATCTTTTTCAAAGTTTGATACTACATTATTTTCTACATTTAGCATGAAATCATAAGTCCTTTTAAAGCCCGGATGAGTTTTGTTTTTCCTTAGACCTACTGCAAAATCAAACCCTCTACCTGTTTTTGAAAACCATCCGGTAGAAGACCTTACCATAGCAGGTAAGAATGGAGAATAACTAAATGGTTTCATACCACCTGCTACTATTTTTGCGATTTCTCCACCACGACTACCACGCACACCAAATCTTGCCATTCGCAACTCTTCTGCTGCATATACACGAATAAATGTGCTTCCGGGAATAGTATCATATTTTAAATGGTCTGCTACTTTTGTATAGATATTTTTTGACGCTCTTGGAGGAGGGGGAATCCTAACACCTGCTAAAGCACCTGCCATTCTTTTTAATTTCGTTTGAGTTTCTTTTATTGCTTCTTCAACTCTTTTAACAAGAGCCTGTTTAAGAATAGCATCTCCATTAAGACCTAATTTATCAAGGGCGACTCGCAATTCGTGGTCATCCCAATCTATACGATACTGACCTTGAATAGCACCACCGGAAGAACCCCGCATTCCTGTGCGAGGAACATTCCCCTGTGCGCCACCTTTGCCATACCTAAATGTTGCGCGAACCATATTATCAAGCCTTACCCAAATGAGCAAGCCTTTGTAGTTCTGCATATCCACGCATACGAAGATTCTTTCCTCGTATATCATCCGAAGTTTGATGTGTTGATTCGTCTTCAAGATAAAGACCGCTTGCTATATCAGCACATAACTCTCTTAGAGCATGAGCCATTTGTCCTTCTTGAACTATAACTCCTGCTGCGTGGTCAAATGAAATTCCTGTGCAACCTGTAAGATTTATTGATGTCTTACCTGTCCACGAAAAGGAATCTCCATCAATATTTCCCGAACCCGATGTTGAAAAGGGAACTGCCGTTGGTAGTGTAATAATGGTTGAATTAGCAGAAATAGGGTCAAGCGTAACGATATTTATTAATCCTTTATGTGGTTCTTCTCTACCATAGTCAAGAAAGCATTGGTCTATCTTTACACCTGCCCTTCTAATACAAGCATTGATTCTACTTTCTGCCCTGCTACGCTGCGCGCTATCAAGACCAAGTCTTTGACCCACATCAGCAACAGAACAGTATGCTACCATTACTCAATCACTTCCTCAAGTCTTGCTATTAAGTCAGCCTTAACTCCTTTAGAGTCAATTCCATGTTTTTCACATAGAGCGACAAGGTCTGCTTTCTTCATTTTCTTAACTTCGGATATGCTTGGTAAATCCTTTAACATATCTGCTGCCTCGATGACTTCATCAAGGGTAATTTTACCATCGGCCATAACCTTTTTGTAAAACTTATATCCTCTTTCAATCGCAACAACGGCTATTCCTATTCCTAATATTATTATTTCTGTTTCCATATTTTTCACTCTTCCTTGTATTCTATACTTTTAATG